ATTTCTGAGCTTACCTGATACCAATGCACGCTCCACTTTCTTTTCCGCCCTCTTTGCGGCAACTTGAATGTTTCGATTTTGATTTTGGGACCTTTGTCTAGTTGTTTTTCTCCTGATGTAGTCCTTAAATGATTTTGCTCCATTATTCTTTCTTCTTCCCATTTGGAATTCTATAGCTTTCTTTGCTAAATATGGTTTTATTCCAGAAAGTTTTTCTAATTTTTCTACAAACACGCGATCTCCTTCTTCGGGTTGATTGCGAGCGTAATATTGATCGTGTTCTTGACAGAGTTTGTCGAGATCGTCTATTGGTTCGAGTTTTCCGAATTCAACTGAGCTTTGATATTTACCGTCAGACCAACCTGGACCGCAGTAATTTCCGTGAAAGCGAAAACTTGCCGTAATGGCTAAATTTTACTACCAGATCTCGGGGATGGTAAGTCCCTTTGACTCATTTCCCATCCACCAGTTTACGCACCATTCATATGTAGGCACATATGTTTCTTGAATATTGATATCGATTCGGTAATTTTCTTGATTCCGACCTGCCCTTGTCTTTCTAAATCCGATGGCCTGCCACTGCTTTCTCACATGATTCACAACATCTCTTATTTTCTCAAATTCCTCCCTTCCATTAAAGGTTGATAGAACGAGGAGAGAACGTATCTTTGCGAAATAAATGTCTATGGGCATTCTTCTACTCAAAATTACTATTGAGGACCAAATTCTATTTAAATTGTACACTGGAACAAAATTTCCATCCTGCTTAGCACAGGTTGCTCCTAAAAATACTAGACCAACTACTGTTGTTTGTACTTTGTCATCTTCCTTCTTGAGGGTAAAGCCGAGACTTTGGTAAAACTTAGACCTAAGGTCATATAGTCTAAGAAAAGCCAATCTTCGAGTAACAGCATTTAGATGATCGTCTGAGTATAAATTTATTGCAAAATTATTAAAAATTTGAGTCCAATTTCTAATATTAGGTACAAAGTATTTCACCATTCCTAGATTGATCGCTAGATGGCACATAGAATTATCGGGAGTAGTATTATTGTCTCCTGAAAGCATGGCATTCATAATTTGGATTACTTGAAGCCAAGGTGTGACGCAAAACGCATTTGTCGCCACATTATAAACGAATAACAATCGTTTTTGGATCTTTAACCTTTTCCGCATCGGGATTTTTGGATTAATCAATGCAATTCTTAAATTCCTAATTTGCAAACGTAACCAATTATTGAAGTACTTATCCCATTTCTTGACATCAC